CAGCGGGAACCTGCAACCTTACCATAAATACTAATTCTAATGCGGTTACCTTTTCGCTTGGAGCGCAGCAGACAGTTCCGATTGCTACTAATGCAACCGTGACATCCATCCTCACGACGACCGATACAGCATCTGCGACAAACAGCACTGGCTGGAGAACTCACGACGACAAGAATGATGGCGTTAAGTGGTACACAACTAACCCACAGGGAGGGACATCGCTCCAATCGGCTTATACTAGTAATGCGCGGATATTTATTGACTGGACAAATGGTACTGCTTTGTATGCTTCAGGTACCTCTACTCCTAGTTTAAATATGGGTAATATGATTCTAGGCCACATGGCCGTGGGGTTTGGAGAATTCTTCGGCTTCGATGGCAATTCGCCACTCGACTGGGTGCGCTACACGCTAGACGATAATTCAGTTACTGCCGAGGGAAGCAAGGTCACGCTGGTTAACCAGACGCATACCACCGATTCCCATCAGTCTCCGCAGTGGAAGTCCATTAATCCAAGTTATCCCTGGTACACGGGTTCTTACCGCAGCACAGGTAGTCACGCCCTGCCCATTGATGGATATGATACCTATACCTTTGGCGTGCCTGATACTGCCAACTCCAACTTCCGGTGGAAATTCTGCGAGAACTGGGAGTCAGGCCTCCAGGGATTCAATTCGCAGGTGAGTGGTAATCCATCTCCGGATGGTAAAATTATTCCCTTTACCTCAGACATGGGAATCGGAGTAGGGGTTACCTCAGGACAGCTGGGATCTAATACGGGTGGCGGGACTTGTGTAGATAATTCAACTTGCAGAACCGATATTTTTATATGTATAACGAGGTAGCTATGAAAAGAATTTTGCTGATAGTGATCATGCTCTGCTGCGGATGCGTTATGGCCCAGAATACTCCTACCATTGGAGTTCTTCCTGATAACGGGCCAACGCTTCCGGCTACCTGTGTGATTGGACAGTTATATTTTCGTACCCTGACTTCCATTGGGCTCAACGCCTGTAATTCTCCAAATACCTGGACAGCGGTAGGAGGAGGCGGCGGAGGAACCGTATCAGCTAATAACGGTTCTGCCGGAGCTAATGCATATTATCCAGCAGCTGGAGGATCGACTACAGTCAGTGCCAGTTCTGGATTAACCTATGATTCAGTAGGAAATGCAACTCTAGCTCAGGGAACAATTACGGTATCAACTCCAATTATGAACCATACCGTCACGTGGAACGCCGGGGGCGTAACTTTCGCCGATTGGGCATCGGCTATCACTTGCACGGCGGCAGCCTCAGGATCAAATGCACTGACAGTCACGGTAGGAGGCACGCTCGACGCAGGATTGAATTTCGGCGCAAACTGCGCCACTCCGCAATGGGTGGTCCCTGCCGGAGTCACGGCCAATCCCTCTATTCGCAGCTCAGGGTCCGCCAATAGTGGGCTAAACATTGATAGCACTCCTAACGTTTGCCTGGATAACAGTGGCAATTTGGGGCTCTGTGAGAACGCTGGTGCAAACAATCTCATGGCGAGTTCGGAAGGCTTGGGATGGACGAGCACCGGCCTGCCTTCGGGCTCTACCGGAACCTTCGACACCCTGCTCTCCCGGAGTGCCGCCGGGGTAGTGAGCTTCGACACCACTACCAAAGGCAACAGCTTGGGCACGATCAAGCCGGGGCTTTATGCCAGCGGTACGAACTGCGCGGCGGCGGGGACAGCAGCCAATCCCTCGGTGGCTTCCTGTGCCGCCGCCCCCGCCGGATCGTTCTCCTGCGCCACCAATGCTTCGGGTGGAACTTGCGTGGTTAATACGACTGCAGTAACGTCCAACAGTGAGATCTTTATTACACAGCGATCTGACACTACTACTGGTACTCGTCTTAGTGTTACATGTAACACCACACTTACCACAGTTATACCAGAGATAACAGCTGTAACTGCAGCTACATCATTTACCATTAATTTAGGAACCATTACAACTAATCCAGAATGCTTTAGTTATTATATTATTAATTAGGATCACTCTATGGCACTTAATCCGGTAGTTTGGGCTGGCGGAACGCAGCGGACAGCGGTAGGGGATCTGATCATGAATGTCAGATCTTTGGGCCCAGATTCTCCCATCATGACGTTGACAGCACTATCTCCAGGATCTCCCACAGCAGCAACCTTAGTAGGGGGAATTCTAGCAGCTGCTACTTACTATGTTCAGGTTACTCAGTTGACCAATTGGGGAGAGTCTCTAGCGTCAAATGAACAAAGCGTTACCATTGTGGGTCCTAACAATGGATTTACTATTGTAGTTAATCCTCAGATTGGCTGTAGTTCAGTCCGTGTTTATGCAGGTACTTCAACAGGACAAGAGAATTTCTATGCTCTCTATAATGTGGCAAATGGCTTGGTTCCGGGCGCTAGCAATACTCTTAACTTCACCGGTCTTAATGTGGTGGCTGGATCTCCTCCTCTGAATAGTTCGGCGTTTGTGGCCGACTCAGACGGAAGCTTTGTCTCGGCAGCGACCATGTACCGCTGGCTAAACGACGCCTTGAAGGCGGCTGCCAGAATTACTGGAGGCATACAGGACGCAGTAGGGATCAGTTCTATATCCGGTCAGAGGCGATACGTGGTTACCCTTCAGGGCCAGTGGTTGCGGCTCGATCAATGTTTCTACGATGGTTGGGAGCTGGATCTGGGGAATAAAGCGGAAACCTTCCGTAACCGGAATCTGACTGCCAATATTTCCATATCTCTGATGACTGATGCCCAGAGCGATACCACCCGTTTGGAGCTGTACTGGACACCCAGCCGGACCAGCGGCACAGCCACCACAACTGCTCCGATAGCGTCTACTGATACTACATTCTCGATCGGTTCAGTCTCGAGATGGTTGCTTCAGGATGGCTATGCATTAGTCTCTGATGGGATCAATTCCGAGATTGTAAGCTACTCGGCACAGACTGGAGCGCAGCTGCAGAATTGTATTCGTGGCTGGAGCGGAACCCAAGCCTTGACATTTGCTACGGGAGCAACCATTACTGAGCTGAATGTAGAGCTCAATGGCTACCGCATGCCCAGGATCTATGCCGTAGGAGACTCAAATCTTACGCTGGGCGTGCCTCCGGGTTGGGAATCGTTTCTGAAAGATTATTTACTGGGAACCTTCCGGGAAGCCGAGCAGGAACGCCAGGAAGCAGAATCGCTTAAGAATTCAGCTATCAAGGCTCTGGAAGCCTGGGTGAAATCAAATAAGCCAGTAGCTGGTCCCCGGCAATGCAGGCTTTATGGTGACTATGGATTGAGAGGAACGGTTCCAGGCGGACTCACCGGGCCGATCATTATTCCCTGATGCCTAAGACCAACAAAGTATCGCAGAAGAAGTGGATTAAGGGAGTCAACGCTACAGCTACGCGCTATTCTCAGCCTCCGGGATCGTTTCCCCGGGATTCCAATATGCTGATGACTAACCGGGGAGGATTGCTTACTTGTGACGGTAGTCAGTTGATTGCTGCTTATAACGGGGCAGTACAGCCACTAAGCACTAATCTGGGACCGCTTACCGAGACCTTTCTCTTTGAGCCTACAGGAATTGCCAATTCTTATTATGGAATAGCCAAAGATTATAACAATGGTCTATCGGTTCCGTCTGCAATCGTGGCAGCTGATGGTGGTGGTGGAGGCAATTTATCTGCCGGGAATTATCGCTGGGAAATTACAGCTCTGGATGGAGCTGGGGGAGAGACCACTCCCGGGATATCGAATACTTTAACCTTATTAGTTAATCATAAGGGAAGTTTAACCTGGACAGCTGTTACCTTTGCTACTGGTTACAATGTGTATCGCACTGTAGCTGGAGGAGGAGTATTTCTTTTCGTGGCTACGGTAACCACGAATAGCTACACAGACAATACTGCCGACGGAAGTTTAGGGGTACAACAGCCGCCTACCATTAACAATACCCAGACTTCTGAGTTCTATCAGCTCACTACTCCCAGTTACGGGGCGGCAAACATTATTAAGCAGTTTCCTGCGGATAGGATTCCTCTTACTGATGGCACTGGAGGAAGTTTTGGAGGAGGAGTAGGCCCGGGAGGGTCAGGCCCAGGAGGAACTCCGACTAGCGGCAATCAGCCACCGACTCCAACCGGAGGTGTGAGCGGGAATTTAAGCCCGATTCCTCAGATTGTGCAATTTACCGACAAGATGATTCTGGCTTTGGGCAACGGTATTTCTCCATATCAGAGTGATGGCACTACTCCTAACACGGTTCCATTGACCAACAGCTTCACGGCCAGCTACCCGGCCCGGGCAAATTCCACGCCGCAAGTGGCTGGGGATCTAATGACCCTGGCGGGAACGCTTTACAAAGCCAGTCAAGGAGGAACCACAGCCGCTGGGGCTCCAGCCTTTAATCCCGCCTTAGGCCAGTCTACAGCGGATGGCACAGTGATCTGGGTATCCCAGGGAGCCATCAATGCTGTGCCTGCTCCTCGAGGCGCAGCTCATGCCATTGTCTATGCCGGGTCGCTATGGATCTTCAATACCTCGCCTACCACTACCAGCGACAACTTTGATGGCCCCAGTTGTCTGAAGATGTCCGATCTCAATAATCCCAACTCGTGGAATCCCCTAAACGTGGCTTTTCTGGACAAGGATGATGGCACGCAAGGTATGGGCCTGGCGACCTTTACCATTGCCGAAGCCGGGATCCCTCCCACTGGATCCTTGGTGGCCTTCAAGGCATTCTCTACTTTTCAAATCAATGGCGTGTTTGGAGCCGCCGATTTCTCCATTCAGCGGGCGCAGACAGATCAGGG